TTCAGACGTGTGCTCTTCCGATCTTGTATGCGTGCTGCGGAAATCAAGAAGAGTTTCCACGCGAGCCGATTACCATTGATACTAATAAAATGAGCGAGTTATTGGAAGGTGTATTTATAAAAGCAGGATTGTTGGAGGTGGAATGATGAAAATAATGATAACTATATTGCGCAAAAATGGAGAATGCAGAACTTGGACAAATGCAAGTGCGGAAGAACACGTATCAATGGGGCTTACAGTTCACGCGGAAAGCATCAAAAGATGCGCGGAATCGTGGGGAACAGAGACAGATGAGGTGCTGAAAGTAATAAGAAAAGCACTGGAAAGCGAGGAATAACATGGACATCATAATCACAATCGCATTCCTAGCCCTGTACTACATTCTGGGGCTTGGAACAGTGATTACTTTAAAAACAGGAATCGAAGAGGAAGTAGAACTTGAAGGAGCAGATTACCTTCTGGCTGGAGGATTCCCAATACTGCTATTTGTGGTGTTTTTAGATTGGATTGTGCGAAAGATAGTGAGGTAAGAAAATATGAAAAAATTTAATTGGAATGAATTTAAAAATAAAGACAATAAGATTGCAGTGCACTGCAAGACCGAGGAAGAGGCGAAAGATTTCTGCAGGCAGATGCACGGACAAGGGATGAAGTGGCGTAACGGAGAAAGCTATTTGAAAAATACAAATTACTATATGCACAACGAAGGAATGTGTTATTACGGTGATGGAGAATGGTCATTTTTAGATATTGCAGAAAATTACAATTATAAAATACTGGAATGGAGTGATTACATGCAGAAAGAATTTACAAAGTCAGATCTAAAAGACGGAATGGTGGTGGAATACAGACGCAAGGACTATGGAAAGAGAATGGTGGTTGGAAATATGCTAATTGGAGAAGAGGGGAGCCATAGACTCGAAGCCTACGAGAATGACTTAACACAAGGATATGCAGAAAGCCAACTTAGCATCATCAGAGTGTATAAGATTAAAAATGAAAGAAACTTCAAACATATTATGGATGATGATAACCTCGAACTCATCTGGGAGCGCAAAGAGCCAAAGAAGATGACAGTGGAAGAAATGCGGAAGAAGTTGGAAGAGTTGACGGGAGAACAGATTGAGGTGACGGCATGAGAGGAACCTTAAAGCACAGACGCAGCGCAAAAGAAATGAAACGGGATCGAGAAGATCATTTTGCTGATCTGGCTGAACATGAACCAACAGAAGAAGCGAAGAGACGGATGCAGAGACAGGCATACAAGACACACACGGTGGAAGATTTCCTGAAAAAGGTGGGAATAGATACGAAAAGGAGCGTTGTGGATGAAAAATGAAGAATATTGCATAGAGGGATATAAGGCACTTGCGGCTGCAGTAGTGAGTAAGGCGGTACAGGATTATAGGCTTGCATTGCGAGAGTTATACAGGAGACCACACAACAGGGATGCACAGCACACGAAAAAGGAATGCGAAATATTTTTCCGGAGGGATATTGGACTATACTCCGATCTGGACGGAGAAGCAATTATAAAGGCGGTACGGGAAAGAGTAGAAAAGGAGATGAGACGTTGAAGCAGGAATACTTTAAAAACTACAAGAGCAATAAATCGGAGCTTGAGTCCTTGGAAAAAGTACTGGACAAGCTTAAAGCAAAAAGGGAAGATATCCCGATTGTTGCCGGGAAGGTGTCGAAATCAGCAGATGAGTTTCCGTACATAGAGCAGAGAGTGACGGTGGAAATGAGGGAACCGAGAGCGTCTGATGAAGTAGAGGAGAGAATCCGAAAGAAAGAAGCGAGAAAGAGAGAGGTTGAACACCAGATAAAAGCCGTAGAGAGATTTATCGGTGAGATGCCAGAGGGAAGAGACAAAGATGTAATGGAGATGCTTTATCTAGATGGAATGACGCAAGAAGAGGTTGGGAAAATGCGTGGATACACCAAAGGGAGAATATCGCAGATAAACGCGAAATACACAAAAGATTAAACACATTAAACTTTTTGCTATGTTACAATTATAATGTAATCAGTGTATGGTTACGGAATAAATTAACTTTTTCCAACATGTACACTGCCGGACTTTCACCCTTTCTCGTCTGGCGGTGTTTTCATGTGGAGTATAGCATCAATGGTAGATGCGCAGGGTCGCGCCCTGTGTCCTTGGTTCGATTCCAAGTGCTCCGCTTTGCGATGTGAGTATACAGGCTGCACAGCTGAGGTCTGTTCTGGGAGTGCACACCGGACTTACATTGCAATGGTACCAAAACGCAGATATCCGCAGATCTGCAAAACAAACAAAAATAGATTCAGCAATCTATATTTAGTGTAATCAGCGTGCCTGAGTGCGGATAGGGTAAAGGATGTCAATAAAAGGCATCCTACGGGTGTATAGCTCAGTTGGTAGAGCGATCGGCTGTTAACCGATGTGTCGCAGGTTCGAGTCCTGCTATACCCGTTGTGGACTACTGCAAGGTTTCCTCCTTTTTCTTATAAATTTTGATTGTGTACTTGGTTATTTTGGTTTTTGTTGGCATTTGTAATTCTTTCGAGCAGTAGTCCTAAATTCTTGGCATCCAGAGATGGGTGCTTTTATTATGTTTTAAAGGTGGTGAGTCGGATGGCGAAAGGTAAATATCAGGAATGGCTAGAGCCGGAAGGCTTGCTAAAGATAGAGGGATGGGCGAGAGATGGTCTGACGGACGAGCAGATTGCAGATAATATCGGGATTTCCAGAAGCACATTAAATACCTGGAAAGACAAGTATTCGGACATTTCGGACACCCTAAAAAGAGGGAAAGAGGTCGTTGATCGTCAAGTTGAGAATGCTCTGTTAAAACGTGCGCTCGGATATGAGTACACGGAAACAACCAGAGAATACATACCGGAACTTGATGAAATGAAAACTACGAAAAAGGTCACAAAGCAAGTAGCGCCGGACACTACAGCCCAGATCTTCTGGTTGAAGAACCGGAAACCGGACAAGTGGAGAGATAAGCAGGAATATGAAGATAGGACAGCGATTGAGAAGCTGGATGAAATCTTGAAAGGATTGCATGACAATGCAGCTAAGCAAAAAACAGAATGAATACATCATAAACGCAACTCATAGATGGAATATCAAGTCCGGAGCGGTTCGTTCTGGAAAGTCTTTTGTTGATACCGCTTATATCGTCCCGAAAAGAATCCGAGAGAGAGATGGACTCCCTGGCTTAAATGTAATCATGGGTGTCTCCAAAGAATCCATAGAGCGAAACGTACTCCAACCGATGAGGGAAATCTATACCAGTGATCTAATCGGGAACATTAACAACCGGAATGTGGCAAGAGTATGCGGAGAGGATGTCTATTGTCTCGGAGCGGAAAAGGTCAGCCAAGTCGCAAAGATACAGGGAGCATCCATTAAGTACTGCTACGGAGATGAGATAGCAAAATGGAACAAAGAGGTGTTCCAGATGCTGAAATCCCGTCTCGATAAGACGTACTCCTGTTTTGATGGAGCTTGCAACCCAGAACATCCGACGCACTGGCTCAAAGAGTTCATCGACAATGTAGAGCTGGACATCTATCTCCAAAAGTACACGATATTTGATAATCCATTTCTGGATCCAGAATTTGTTAAGCAACTCTGCAAGGAATATGATGGTACAATCTATTATGACCGCCTCATCCTGGGGTTATGGAAAAGGGCTGACGGATCAATCTACAAGAGGTTCGCAGACAATCCGGAAGCGTTCCGGTGCGAAATCGTGGATAATCTCTCACAGGAATCAGAGCATAAGCAATTCCGAAAAGAGGATATCACATCAATCGAGATTGGCTTGGACTTTGGTGGTAATCAATCTGGTCACTCATTCGTTGCCAGAGGATATACGGACGATTACAGAGACGTGATTGCTTTAAAATCCAGAAGAGTCATGGCAAAAGATGAGAAAGAGGATATCGACAGCAACCGACTGAATGAGCTGTTCTGTGAGTTTGTACAAGAAGTGATAGATGATTACTCTGTGTGCGTGAAGAGTGGAGACTATGTACAGTATTGTAACGTAGAGTCCGTATTCTGGGACAATGCGGAAACTGTCCTTGGTAATTCTATCCGCAATGCCGTGGAAAAGGAATTTCCGTGGATAGCTGTCAAACCAGCAAAGAAAAGACCTATAAACGACAGAATCAGATGCACCGTCAAGCTCATGGGGGCTGGGCGGTTTTTTATTACGAGCGATTGCGAAAGTTTGCAAACGGCCCTTTCTGATGCAGTGTGGGACAAAGAAGTAAAGGACAAAGACGAACGCTTGGACGATGGCAGCACTGACATTGACAGCTTGGATGCGTTTGAGTACACGATCGAACGTGACATGAAATACCTAATCGAAGAGGTGGAAGATGTTTGATGGAATTAAGAGATTATGGAAAGGAATCATGAGGATGTTTGGATATACGACATTAAAACAGATCATCGGCAAGGATATCGCACTATCCAACGACATGATATATGCAATCAATAGATGGAGGCAGATGTTAAATGGGGATGCGGACTGGATTTCTGATAGCATTGTTTCCCTTGGAATTGAAGACGGAATTTGCCGAGAGTTTGCAGACTGCGCGCTTGTGGAAATGGAAACCAGTGTAACAAATGAACGGTTAGATAAGATTTATCAGAAGAATATCGCAAGTCTGAATGAAAACCTGCAAGAAGGATTGGCTCTTGGGTCATTTGTATTAAAGCCCCTTGGTGGCGCTATGGCTGAGTTTATTTCTGCTGATAAGATTATCCCGATCAGCTTCGGTGATGACGGAAAGCCGAATGATATCGCATTTCTGACCGTAAAAAAAGTTGGGGATGCTGATTATTTCACAAGGCTTGAACGGCACTATTTCATTGACGGGAATCTGACTATAGAAAACAAGTGCTTCCACTCTCAGACAGCGAATGATATCGGTCTTCCATGCAGCCTAGAAGCGGTGGAAGAATGGGAGAATATCCTACCTGGACCGATTACATACCCAGGAATGAACCGTATGGACTTTGGGTATTACCGTAATCCAATCAAAAATAAAATAGATGGTTCCGCATGTGGTGTATCAGTGTACGAATCTGCCGCTGAACTGATTCGGAAAGCGGATACACAGGGAGCAAGACTTGATTGGGAATACGAATCTGGAGAGCGTGCTATCCATGTGGATAATAGAGCACTTAAGCAAGATAAGGCAACCGGGAAGTTTGGACTTCCGAAACTCAAAAACAAGCTGTACCGTGGAATGAATCTGGATGTCGGGAAAGACCAAGAATTATTAAAGGAATACTCCCCAGAAATGAGGGACGAAGCCTTTAAGCGCGGGTTGGAGGAATACAAGCGAGAGATCGAGTTTTCTGCAGGTCTTGCTTATGGAGACCTGTCAGATGCGCAGGAAGTAGCGAAAACAGCCACGGAAATTAAAGCATCAAAGAACCGCAAGTACAACCGAGTGACGGCGATCCAGAACAACTTATACGATTGCTTAGAGGACTTTGCCGCAGGGCTTGCATTCTACAACAGTATGCTTAATTCGGGATATGAGTTCTCTTGCAAATTCAACGATTCCATACTGACCGATGAGGAAACAGAGCGTCAGCAGGACAGACAGGACGTGAGTATGGGAGTGATGTCGCATTTGGAATACCGCATGAAGTGGTACAACGAGGACGAAGCCACAGCGAAAAAGATGTTGCCAGAGCAGATCAAAGTAATGGAGTAGGTGAACCAATTGAGGGAAGACTACAAAAAGCAGCTATCCGGACAGATCGAGAAGCATTTTCTTGATTTGGAACAGATGATTCTCGAGGACATTGTTCGCCGGATTAAAAAAGCGGGAAAAATCACAAGCACAGCCGACTGGCAGATTAACCGGTTGCAGATCATCGGGTACTCTTCTGAGGACATCGAAAAGATGATTAAAACTGCTCTAAACCTGTCCTATCCGGAAGTGTTTGAGCTGTACGACAAGGTAATCGACTGGGAATATGTCCGTAATAAAGACATCTACGAGCAGATTAATGCAGAATATATCCCATACGAGGATAATAAGGAGTTGCAACAGCTTGCAGATGGCTTTATCCAGCAGAGCAATGATGATCTGCGGAACGTCACAAAGTCCATGGGATTTTATGTGGATTATGGCGGCGGTAGGCTCGTTATGACTCCATTATCCGACATCTACCAAGGATACCTTGATAAGGCTATCACGGGAGTGGTTTACGGTGCATTTGACTACAACACCATGATTCGCAAGGTGGTCACGCAACTCACCAACAGCGGACTCAGAAGCATTGACTACGCTTCTGGGTGGCATAGCAGGGTAGATGTGGCGGCAAGGAGAGCGGTTATGACGGGTGTATCACAGCTTACCGGGAAAATATCAGAAATGAACGCCGATAAGCTTGGGACAGAGCATTACGAAGTCGCGTGGCACGCCGGAGCGAGACCATCACACGCTGTCTGGCAAGGCAAGGTATGGAGCAAGAAAGAACTTGTCACGGTATGCGGTCTTGGAACAGTTACCGGACTACTTGGAGCAAACTGTTACCATGAGTATTACCCTTTTGTAAAAGGCGTCTCGGAGCGGAATTGGTCTGATTCTTGGCTTGTAGAGCAGAACCGAAAGGAAAGTATACCTAAGACGTTTAACGGCAAGGAATACACCTTATACGAAGCCAGACAGCAACAGAGGAAAATGGAAACCGCTATGAGGGCACAGAGAGAAAAGGCTGTGCTACTAAAACAGGGCGGAGCTGATCCAGACGATGTGATGCTTGCGAAAGCAAAGTATCAAGGACAACTGGGAGAATACACCAGATTTTGCAAGAAAATGGGTCTACAACAAGAAAGAGAGCGCATCTATTACGATATGCGCGGCAGAGTGGCACCCGTACCAAAACGATTTAGGAGGTTTAGGAAATGAGTAAAGTAAAAGTAATCAGACAGCCGACAGCGGAAGAAACATTGATTTTTGAATTTGAGACAGCATCATCCGAATTTCTGGTTAAGAATTTTACGGATGGTGATATTTACGCATCTCTGGAAAGGGACGCAACAAAAGAACAAAGCGTACTGATTCCGGCACAGACCGCACAGGTATTGCAGTACGGTTCCTACGGTGGTGGAAAGAGCAACCTCGTCCAAATCATCCCCACAGCAACCAGTGAAAAAGGAGTAGAAGTACAATGCTTAAAATGGTAGATGGAACAGGAATCATTGGAGTTGATATGGTATGTCCTCTTGGAGTCTCCACTCCACAGCCACCTAATTATGACAGGGTAGAGATGGAGGGTACAGGGATGTTGGTACTGCCGAACAGCTTGGATGCGCCGCTTGAGAGGTTGGAGCTTGGTGGAAAGACGGAGCAGGTGCAGACTACGGGAGCTCAGTTGTTTGAAGCGAGTCGGTATGAAGGAGTCACTAAAAATGGTGTTACCGTGACGGTCAAAGATGGAGTGATTACTGCTACAGGTACACCGAACATAAATACATGGATACAAGTTTTCGTATCGAGAGAAAATTACCAGAAGCTATTCAAGCCAGAAAATAAAATCTATTTGAAAACGAATAAAAGCAAGGATTGTAACTACGATTTTGGAATTTACGGAGCGTTCGGTTCGCCAATTATTGGAACTATAAGAGAGGGTAACAGTGGAAGAGTATTGCCTGCAGAATTGCCAAGAAACGATACCGATTTTTACTTTTTCATCGACGTGAAAATTGGAGCCGAGCTAAAAGGGAGCATCAAACCAATAGTATATCATGATGGAGACGGAACATGGGAACCCTACACAGGCGGTAAACCATCTCCAAGTCAAGAGTATCAGCAGAAAATTAAAAATGTTGGAAAGTGGAATGAGGGAACGCAGAAGTATGAAGTGGATGTGAAGGTAAGTAACTGTGGCTATTTGCAAAAAGGTTCATATGCCGACAAAATAAGACCTCTTCCATTAGAAAAAGGTAAAACGTATAGAATTTATGTTGATGTAAAATCTGCTGTTGTGAATGTATGTATATTGAATGAAGAAAGAACATTTGCTAATTCTGGACAACTTTATGCTTATTATAATTCCAGAGGATATCCGATTAGCAGCACTGGCGTTGTAAGCGGTATCTGTAGATTGCCGAACTCATTATATAGAGGTTATACATTCACTGTGACCGTAGATGGATTATTTTTGTACCAAGGAGTTAATGCTAACATTCTTAATACCGATAATGCTTATGTTGCATATGACTTTATTAAAAAAGTTGATATAAGTTCTCCGTATACTGAGAAAGAGTCGGTTGTTTTAACTTCCGACCGTCCTATTACAAAATGGGATAAACTGGTTGAGCAGGACGGACAGATTGGGTGGTTGTATCAGTCGGCAATCGATACAGACATACGACCATCCCGGACAGATTTGTTCCCGTATGGTTTTAAACTTTATAAAAACCACAGTAATGGTGTGTATACGTATACTGTAACCAACATAAAAAAGATAAAAGGTTATCAAACATCTTATTGTAAGCAATTTAAAAATGTGGATGGATCGTATAATACCGGAGAATTATACCGCTACTCTGATCAACCAAGTATGCAATCACAGTATTTTAATACGGATATTGCGACAAAAGAAGAGTTTATTAAGTGGATGGAAAATAACCCATTAACAATGGTTTACAAAACTGAGGAAACCGAATTCGTCCCCCTCCCACAATCCGAGCAAAACGCTATCCGAGCATTAAAAACCTACTACCCTACCACAGTCATCACAGTGGATGGAGGGGAGCTTGACCCAGACATTAAAGTAACCTATCGAAAGGAGATTTAAAATGAACTATGCAAAAATTATGGAAAACGGAACTGTGAGAATCAGCTCCATCAAGAAAGAGAGCTACAAACCGCTCAAGGAAGAGAAACCAGAGGGATTTAGTAACCTTGTCTTTGTTGGATATACAGAGACAGAAGAGAATGTAATCAAAGAATACGAAGCAGTGGATGACGGAATGAGCGCCTACGGTAAATTACAGAACGACCTGAAAGCAACACAGGCGGCACAGGAAGTCACAGATCAGGCGGTGCAGGAGTTAATTCTTGCAACAATGAAAATGGGGGTGTAAGTTATGGCACAGTTTTTGGCAAACAGGATTAAAGGTGGACACTTGACAATTGATAATGTACCGGAGAGTTTGAAAGAACAGGTACAGGCGTTACTGTAAAATCGAATAAGTAAGACATTAGCACATAGAGATATGTGTTATTTTTATGCCTTTTTGGTCAGTAGATGAGACCTTAAACAGTCAATTCGTGGTGGATGGTTACACACCTTAAACAACCTAATGCGAAAGGAGAATGGAAACATGAAAACAGAATTTTTAAAAGGACTTGGATTGGAGCAGGATGTCATTGATAAAATCATGGCAGAGAACGGGAAAGACATTGCCGCTGAAAAGGCAAAGACTACCAAAGCAGAGGGGGAGCGTGACAATTATAAGAGTCAGCTTGAGACCACAACGGAATCTTTGGAAAAGTTTAAAGATGTTGACCCAACAGCTATGCAGGGAGAAATTGATAAGCTGAATCAGCAGCTGAAAGACAAGGATGCTGAGTATGCCGCTAAAGAAGCGGATCGCATCTTTTCCGACACGATCAAAGAAGCAATCAAGACAGCCGGGGGACGCAATGAAAAAGCGGTCATGGCTATGCTTGATATTGACGCTTTGAAAGGATCGAAAAACCAGTCTGAGGACATCAAGAAAGCATTGGAAACCGTAAAGGAATCTGATGCTTATTTATTTGGTTCTAATGAACCATTCATGAACGCAGTCGGAGCAACAGGAGGCGGTGCTGATGTTGGCGGAGATAATATGTCAGCAATCAGAGCGGCCATGGGGCTTCCGGCAGAAAAATAATTTTGAAAGAATGAGGTAATAAGATATGGCGAACACAATTGCATTAAGAAAAGCATACTCTACGATGTTGGACGAAGTTTACAAGCTGGCATCTTTGACAGCGGTTTTGGATGGTCCGAATGAGCTTGTGAGAGAGGGTGCAAACGCAAATGAAATTTTGATTCCGAAAATGACGATGTCCGGTCTTGCAAATTACAATAAGCAGACAGGATATGTTGCAGGTGACGTGACACTTGAGTACGAGACTAAGAAATGTACTTATGATCGAGGCCGTATGTTCACTGTGGACGCTATGGACAATATCGAGTCTGCAGGTGTTGCCTTCGGACGTCTTTCTGGAGAATTTTTGAGAACACAGGTTGTTCCGGAGCTTGACGCTTGGAGACTTGCATCTTATGCAGGATACGCACTATCTGCTAATAAAGTGGCAGCAGCGATTGCAGATGCGAAAGCCGGAATTGCAGCAATTAGAAAAGGCAAGACTGCTATTAAAAATGCGGAGGCAAAGCCGGAAACCTGTTATCTGTATATCTCTGCCGCACTCAAAGGGGATATTGAGGACCTTGATACAACGGCATCCAAGAAAGTTCTGGAAGGCTGGGCTGGAGTGATTGAAGTTCCTGAGGGAAGATTTTTCGACAAAGTCACGTTGACAGCATCTGGAGACGGCGGCTTTACAACAACAGGCGGTAAGAAGATTGATTTCTTGATTGTTGACAAGAATGCAGTAATCCAGAATCAGAAGCACGCTGTATCTAAGATCATCACACCGGATCAGAACCAGGATGCAGATGCTTGGAAGTTCGGATATCGTACCGTAGGTATCGCAGAGGCGAAAGACAACAAGAAAGTGGCTATCTATGTACATACTGCTACGGAGTAGGAGTTGATCTGAATGAATTTGTATGCGGACTATAACTTCTATATGACGGAGTATAAGGGAAAAGCCACAGAAGAAGAATTTCAAAGGCAGATCGTGAAAGCAAGTGCCCACGTTCGGAGGATTACCTTTGGGCGTGCGGACAACTGCACGGAAATGGAAGAGGTGAAACTTGCTGTATGTGCAGTTTGTGATGTACTGATTTCGGATGAAAAAAGCCGAGAAAATAACAGTGGTAGACAGATCGCATCGGAGAGTACTGATGGATATTCCGTAAGCTATGTACAAGAAAAATCAGCTGATGAGACATCAGAAGAATTGTCATGTCGGAAAGCGTGTCAGGCGGCGGAACTATACTTGGAACCGACAGGTCTGCTCTATGCGGGGGTGGAAGAATGCTGACCAATACAGATGCTACGATATACCACAGACAGTATGATCCGGAAACAAGACTGGATCAATGGGAACGGGAATATATCCCGGAAGTGTGGTGGTACAAAAATGAAAAGTCGCAGATCACGACAGATGGGTTAAAGCAAGCGGACACTTACACTGTCAGAATCCCGGATACGAGCGTGAAAATCAAGAAAGACGATTACCTTGTAAAAGGCGATTGTAAGGTTGACATGCAGACGATTAAGGACTTGGACGGATTGGATAAGACCAGAGTCACGTCTGTAAACTACAATACTTTTGGCGGTAATCCGCATATTAAGGTGGTGGGAGTGTAGTGGCAAAAGGAAAGAAGAAATTTAAGATTGAGACACCGAGAGGTAAGATATCAACTTACACGATTTCCAAGGGAGATTTGAAAGGAAGGACAATAGCGAGACTCGACTGGAATCCGAACTTTAAACCGAATATGGAATCTGGTTTCGCAAGCGCACAGGAGTTTGTTGATTCCGAATGCATCCGGCGCATGAACCCGGAGACTCCAAGGCGGACAGAAGTACTTGTTAAGTCAGCAACCCTTGGCACCGTGATTGGTAGTGGTGAGATCAATCAGATTGCGCCTTATGCACGTAGACAGTATTACGAGCACAAGGAAAAATCACGATGGTTTGAGCGCATGAAAAACCGTCATAAAGACTCTATCCTGAAAGGAGCGGCTAAGTATGTCAAATCTCATTGACAGCGTCAGATCATACATTCTCACATGTCCGTTTTTGAGTGACGGGCGTGTAAATGTGGATTATATCGGAACGGATATGGGGTACTCTGTTGACCCTCTCCCTTGCGACCCGATTATCCAGAGATACATGGACGGTGGGTCAAAGAAACAGTTCCAGTTTGCATTTACAAGCCAAGAAGAATATGACCAAGACGCGCGAATTAACATTGAAAACAGTGGATTTTTCCAGAGCTTCGAAGAGTGGTTGGAACAGCAGAGTTTTAACGACAACCTACCAAAACTCGAAGAAAAGAAGAACCCAATATCAATCGAAACTTTAAACAGCGGTTACTTGTACGATATGAACGGTGAAAACGCAAAGTATCGTATTGAGTGCCGCTTAATTTATACGCAGGAGGTATAAGTATGGCAGTAGCAGCAGCACCAAAATTAGTCGGCAGACATTTGCGTGTGGCATTCATGAACACGGATGCAACGGGTAGTTCGCCGAAATACGAAAGAATGACAAATTTTACCGCAATGACAAACGGGAAAAACCCGAAAGAGTATTCCAGACAGTACGTGGATGAGATCGCGGAGCGCGCGGACGTTGTAGGGTACGCTCCGGCAATCGAATATTCATTTGACCGGTACACAAATAACCCGGTACACGAAAAAATCGCAACAATCCACGATGGTGAAAAGCTCGGAGATGACGCACATGTAGAAGTTGTAGTTGTTGACTTTTTCAAAAAAAATGATAAAGGAGACAAATGCTACGCAACAAAGCGTACTTATGCGGTCATCCCGGATTCTGACGGAGACGGAACGGATGCGCTTGTGTATGGCGGATCTCTTAAATCTGTGTCCGACATCGAAGAAGGATATGTTACAGAAACTGACTTTACAAGCAAGACGGTTACTTACACAAAAGGTGATTACGCAGCAGTTGAATGAAAGAAAAGGAGAGCGAGCCGATGAGCCAGTGGAAATGGAATAATGTAGAGCTTGAAATCGATATGGACGATGTGGAGTTTTTGGAAAAGTATGAAAAAGTATTTGAAAACATCGAGCCGAGGGAGAAGAAGCTTGAAAAGGTTGGAAAAATATCCGAAATAACCAGGGAATATTGTTTGTTGTTTTATGATATTTTTGACGGGATTTTCGGAGAAGGTACTTCTGAAAAACTTTTTGACGGGAAAATGAATTTGAGAGTTTGCGAAGAGTGCTATGATTCGTTCATTGCTGTATGTGAAAAAGAAATCAATGCCGTAAACAAGAGAAGAAATTCTGTTGTTAGCAAGTACACTCCGAATAGAGCGCAGAGACGAGCGAAGAAATAACATGAATTTTTTTTATGAAGAGTTGCCAAACACAGTAAATGTGAAGGGTGAAAATATCAAGGTCATTACGGATTTCCGTGAATACATCAGGCTTTTGGACATGTTAAAAGACCAAGAGCTTGATGCTCTTCAAAAATTCGCGATCATACAGCAGTATTTTCTTGATGACGTAGTCGCAGATGAAGAAGCTATAAGCGCATTGTCCCACTTTATAACGATGGATACAAACTGTGCAAAGGTTGCGGAGACAGGTGATTGTGAAGAACCGCAAGAAAAGTTGCAAGAAAAGCCGAAGAAAAATTTATTCTCGTACTCCATTGATTATCCATATATATTATCCGGCTTTCTCAGAGATTATGGAATTGATTTAATCGACATTAAATATATGCATTGGTGGAAATTCCGGATGCTTTTTGATGGTTTGTCTGACGATACAGAGATTAAACAGCGAATAATGTACCGCAGTGTTGATTTATCGGAAATTAAAGACAAAGAAGAGAAAAAACGAATTAAAAAGATCCAGAAATCAATTCAATTGCCATCTGAGAGCCTGACGGATTATGATATCGGAAATGCTTTTATGTGAGGTGACAGATGAGTTGTAAAATTAAAAAACCATCACTTGAGAGAAAGTGGTATAAGTGTCCTTTTTGCGGGTGCAAGCTATTGATTTATAACAACAATTCCGTTTGCACCAATGCATTTATCAAGTGCCGGACGTGCAAAAAAGAAGTAGAGATTAAGATTTAAGCACTTTAAATTGAGCCATTGAGCCTGTGCTATCCATAAAGGAGGGATAGTATGGGTTATGATGGCTCATTAAAATTTAACACAGAAATAAACGAATCCGGATTCAATTCAGGAATTTCCAAACTTGGCAGTGTTGCAAGCGGAGGATTAAAAGTGATTGCCGGATCAGTAGCTGGCGTTGCTGCAGCATTTGGAGCGGTGTCAAAAATGTCTCTTGATTCCGTTGCGAGTCTTGAGCAGAACATAGGCGGTGTCGAGACGCTGTTTAAAGATAGTGCGCAAACAGTGATCGATAATGCGAACAACGCCTATAAGACAGCTGGTGTATCTGCAAATAAGTACATGGAAACAGTGACAAGCTTCTCGGCATCTCTTTTACAGGGACTTGGAAATAATACCGCAGAGGCCGCCAGAATCGCAGATATGGCGATGGTGGATATGTCTGATAATGCCAATAAATTTGGTTCAAATATGACAGATATCCAAAACGCTTATCAGGGATTTGCGAAACAGAACTACACCATGCTTGACAACTTAAAACTCGGATACGGCGGGACGCAAGCTGAAATGATTCGCTTAATTAACGACAGCGGAATCCTTAATGAGAAAATAGAAAATCTTGATAATGTGTCGTTTGACCAAATTATTCAGGCAATTCACAAAATTCAAGAAAACATGGGAATTGCAGGTACAACGAGCGCAGAAGCATTAACTACCATAGAGGGCTCTGTACAATCCGCAAAAGCAGCATTTGATAACTTTTTGAATGGTTCAAGTTCCCCACAGGAATTGGCAGATGCCGTAAAGGCCGCAGCTGAAAATATAACAAATAATTTGATGCAGATCGTTCCAAGACTTGCAAAAGAACTCCCGGAAGTTGGAAACCTGTTGATGGACAGTCTTTCGCAGTCACTTAATTCCGGGAAACTTGGAGAAATGATGCAGATCGGCGGGCAAGTTATTTCCAATATAACGACTGGAATCATTCAGTCGTTGCCCGGAATTGTGACTGCATCAGCACAGATTATAAGTTCGTTTGCAGAAAATATCAGCACAAGTATACCGCAACTGTTGTCGTCTGGGATCCAGATCATACAGGCAATAATAAGCGGTATGATGCAGGTATTGCCGTCTGTCGGCTTGCTTATAACTCAGCTTATTACAACTCTATACGAGCAGATAACATCGCAGGGGCCAAGTCTGCTGCAGCAAGGCTATGAATTGTTAAGCAATCTGATTGACGGATTTGTAAAGGCAATTCCAGAAGCGTTGCCGAAAGTGCTTGATTTTATACAGGGCATCGGAGAAAAACTTGCAGAAGCTGCACCTGTAATGATTCAAAAAGGTTTTGAGTTGCTACAGAAATTGGTCGAGGGAATCGTAACCGCAATACCGATATTGATTGAGCGAGTCCCAGAGATTATTTCTACATTTGCAAACATTATTAACGACAATTTTCCAACAATTCTTATGAAGGGCGCGGAATTACTTGGACAGTTGGCACTCGGACTTATCCAGGCAATACCAACTCTGATTGCAAACATTCCGCAGATTATAGCAGCTATTGTTGACGTGCTGATGGCGTTCCAGTGGTTAAACCTTGGCAAGAGTATAATTAAGTTCTTGGGTGATGGCATTACATCTATGGTCGGGTTTGTTAAAACAGCCGGGACTAATATATTAAACGGAATTAAAGGTTCTATTCAGAATCTGCCTTCAACGCTTGCTAATATAGGAAAGTCTGCTATTCACAATCTCGGGAGTACAATAAGCGGGATGGTGTCTTATGTGAAAACTGCCGCTCTAAAAATCGCGTCCGGAATTGAATCTGCAATTCTTACGCTGCCTGGTAAGATGGCATCAATCGGAAGCAATATTGTGCAGGGGTTGTGGAACGGAATATCCAACATGACTGGTTGGATTATTGACAAGATTGGAGGATTCGCAAGCAGTGTTGTTTCGTCCATCAAAGATTTCTTCGGCATACATTCCCCATCCAGAGTTATGCGAGACCAAGTCGGGAAATACCTTGCAATGGGCGTAGGTGTTGGATACGAAAAGTATATGCCGTACAAAGAGATGAAAAAAGTATCCGGTAAGGTGGTGTCTCAGTTGTCTGCATCTGTGAGCGGTATAACGTTATCAGTGCCGGAAAGTGCTGGAAGTCAAACTTACCAGAAAAGCGTTGGAATCCGGAAGTCTGAAAATAACAACGAGCTACTCTACGCAGTAGATCGTCTATCCAGACTTGCCAACAGACCACTAGAGATTGTTAATAAAATTGACTCTGTAGAGACATCCAGAGTACTTGCAACACCAATGGAAAAACAAATAGAAAAGAATTCAAGTTTTCGGAAGATGTTAGGAGGGGATAGAAATTGAGCCTATCAGTAAAATTTGACGATCAGGAACTCGGGCGATACTTAAGTGTATTGTCCGGGTTCTCTCCGTTTAGTGGAGTAAATAGAGAGTCAGGACTCCTTGACGGAGCAGAAAGTGCAAAAGGAGAGGATTTTGGCTATACAACATATAAATCAAAGACGCTTGAAATGCCATTTGAAATTAAAGGAGACATCTTAGCAAGCTATGACGCGATTCAGAAAATCCTAAACGTCACAGAGCCGAAAAAACTTGTTTTTGGGAATTATCCAGATCGCTACTTTTATGCGATACCGGACGGAAACCTTGATGTGACACAGGTTGCGATTTTTGGGAAAGGCACAATCACTTGGCTTATCCCGGATGGGGTAGCGTACTCTGTCGGCGAATTTGAATTTGACGGTGTACAGCAAGACGGATACCAGACAATTACCATCCAAAACAACGGCACCGAATGGGCAGACGTGGACTATGAGATCACGCACCAACACGAAAACGGATTTATCGGACTTGTGAGCCAGTATGGAGTGATCCAGCTCGGAAAACAGGAAGAGGCGGACGGAGAGAATTACGAAGCATCTGAAGAACTGTTTAACGGTTACAGTCTGTTTCAAGACGATCACGGTACCTCTTATCAGAATCCGGAAAACACCACACAGGGAACGCTCGAAGTCAAGAATGTTGCCGGATATAACGTCATGGCATTAAAAGGTGGACAGGCAACATCCGGATTCTGGAACGGTGGAATGAAAACACTTACTATCCCGGTGGACAGCGAGGGCAGACGTGGGGCAAAGAACTTTTACTGCTACACCCAGCACTGGTTTGAAACCGGATTAATGGGGCAGACAGGAGCGCAGACCATTGCATTCCTGACTGGAGATAACAAGGTGATATGCGCCATGTCTATTAACAAGAGTGATGCCGCGGGAAATACGGCACGTATCGAGTGGTTCGCCCCAGGAAACACCTTGCTCAGACGGGAAGAGTTCCAGCCGACAGCATACGAGGGCAATCCGTTTAACCTAAAAATGGGATGCCACAACGACTTTTTAAAAGAGGGAGAAAAGCTGCGGATTTTCTGGTATGGAAGTTATATGGAGCGAAACATACCAGAGATTAAGGATATGGAATGCGAAAAAATCCAGATCTGGATCGGGCAGTGGGGAGACAGAAACCTCACAAACCAGTACGTTACACACAACTATTTAAAAAGCATCCGATTCCGGAAAGACAATGTCGATAAGTATAAGGATGTGCCGAACCGGTATCGTGCCGGAGATGTGGTGTCTATAGACGGAGAGAGTACAAAGGTCTATGTAAACGGGATGCCGGCAAAAGGAGATGAGATTAATGGATCCAATTATCCAAAAGTTCCACCGGGAACAACGGAAGTCCAGTTCTGCTACTCTTCTTTCTCTGCTCCGCCGCCCCAGATTAAAGCAAAAATACGGGAGGTTTACTTGTAATGGACAGTATTAGAATTGCAATTCTGAGCGCAAATAACACACCAGTAGCATTTATGGATAATGCACACAAAAAGTCTATGCACTACTGGGATGATGATCTGCATGAGTATTTGCAGGGAGCGGCGAATACCTATACTTTTACGGTAAATGCAAAGCATCCAGACGCAGAACATGTTACAGTCGGAAACAAGGTGGCATTTACTTACAAGGGTAAATCTTACTACTTAAATATTGTAAATACCGATCAGACGGAGAAGACAATTACTGCTACGGCATGGTCTCTGTCGTTTGAGCTTATTAACGAGGATGCTGGCGAATACAAAGCTGGAAAAGCCATGAGCTTTGAAGAGTACCTTGCCGTGTTTGACGCTGAGAGAACGCTTAAATTGGGACTCAATGAGGTGTCGGACAAACGGATTACCAACGAATGGACTGGCACAACGACCGTGTTAAAGAGATTATTTTCTCTGGCCAATGTTTTTTCTGCGGAGATCGAATTTGAGACAGTACTGAACAGAGACTACTCTTTAAAAGAGATTGTCCTAAATGTATATCGGAAACACTCCGATACAGACAGCGGAGTCGGAGAATACCGGAATGACATTGTACTGCGGTACGGGAAAGGAATTACCGGAATTCGAAAAACCACAGATGCCGAGAAGCTTTACACCTGCATCCAGCCGACCGGAAAGGACGGTCTGACAATCAATGGTCTTGACAAGAAAGAATACGATGAAAACGGCAATATCGAGTACTTTACAGACGGTGCGATCATCCGCGCACCACAGGCAAGGGACCGGTTCCCATCCAACATCGTAAATAAGGCTGATGCTTATATCCTGATGCGTAAAGAGTACGATACAGACAGCAAGGACAAGCTGTACAGCATGGCATTATCTGACCTCAAGACCGCATCCGAGCCAGTAGTAACCTACGAGGTGGACGGATATTTTGACACCAACATCGGGGATACGGTAAGGATGCAGGATCAGGAGTGGACACCAGTCCTTTATCTACAGGCAAGAGTATCAGAACAGATCAGGAGTCTTACCAATCCAAAAACTGCAAAGACGGTATTTACAAACTACAAAGAGCTTACATCCGAAATATCCGACGATCTCATCAAAAGGATGCAGGACTTGATTTCAAAAAATAAAGTCTACACCTGTTCCATCTCTACAAACAACGGCATTATCTTTAAAAACGGCATCGGCAGCACTACACTGACTGCCTACGCTTACAACAACGGTGTGGATGTGTCTGGAAATCTGGAAATCCGGTGGAGTAAAGATGGGACAGAGTTTTATGTAGGTAGGAGCGTGACAGTAAATGCAGAGGATGTGGATACCAAGGCGGTGTACTCTTTCGTGGCAACTGAAAATGGAATCCGGCGTGGATATTATGAGGTAACAATCACCAAGGTGGACG